ATACTCACCCAAGCACGTAAGGAGATGGACGATGAGCTGTAAGTATATATATTATAGTGTAAATTATACATACTTATACATAAATGGAGATGAAGAATGAGTGAACCTAAGTTCCTTCGTCATGTGCCGTGTAATAAATGTGGCGGCAGTGATTGTAACGGTGAATGGGAAGATCACTTCTTTTGTTTCAGTTGTGAGAATAGGATATGGAAAGGAAATAAACCTATGCAAGTAGAAGATAATATCATACCCTTGAAAGAGAGTAAGTTACCTGACCCAGATGGTACTGTTGTTGGCCCCATCAAAGACAGGAACATCAGCAAAGAAACTGTACGTCAGTATGGTGTGCGTCTGTTGCTTGAGAACGGTGTCATCACTGAGCACTGGTACCCGTACATGAATGCTGATGGTGAGTTGGTGGCATGGAAGAAACGTATTGTTGCTGACAAGACCTTCCCTCAAGTGGGTAACACAAAAGCCGGTGTGTTGTTTGGACAGGACAAGTTTAACTCAGGTGGTAAGATCATTACTCTGTGTGAGGGTGAGTGTGATACCATGGCAGGGTACCAGTTGAACGGTTCCAAGTTTCCTGTTGTCGGTGTCAAGTCAAGCAGTGAGGCATACAAGAACTGTAAGAAATCGTTTGAGTATCTAAATAGCTTTGAGTCTATCGTCATTGCCTTTGACCAAGATGATGCAGGGCAAAAAGCAGCAAAGGCAGTGGCCTCACTGTTCCCTAAGAAATCCAAGATCGTCAAGTTCAAACCGGAGTATGATGTGAACGACTACCTAATGAAAGGTATGGAGTCGCAGTACACAGCAGCATGGTGGGCGGCTGAGACATACAAGCCTGATGATATTTTGTCTGGCTTCGATACCATGTGGGAGATTGCACAACAGCCACGGCGTGAGGCAATGTTCCAGTATCCATGGGACGAGTTGAACAAGAAGACATACGGTATGCGTCCCGGTGAGATGGTTGTTATTACAGGTGGTTCAGGTATGGGTAAGTCATCCTTCCTACGTGAGATCACCCACTTTGCAATGACCACCACTGAGCATAACATTGGTACCCTCTACCTTGAGGAGTCATCGTACGAGACAGCCATGGGCCTAGCATCTATCCAAGGTAACAAACCCTTCCACCTTCCTGATACCCACTACACTACCGAGGAACTACGTGATGCATATCAGAAGACATGGGGTACGGACAGGGTACATACACTCAGCGACAGTTGGCGAGACAACAGTATTGAATACCTTGGTGACAAGATCACATTCTTTGCCAGAGGTCTTGACTGCAGAATGATTGTGCTTGACCATATCTCTTTTATGGTCTCTGATAACCCCGGTGATGAAAGGAAGATGCTTGATGAGATCGCACACAAACTCAAAGCACTTGCAATCGAACTTGATATATGCCTACTTACAGTCTGTCATTCCAAGCGACAGGCAGGGAAGCCCCATGAAGAAGGTGCAACGACTAGCCTCGCAGATTTACGAGGAACGGCAGGTATCGGTCAACTGTCTAACATCGTCCTTGGATTGGAACGTAACGGACAAGCAGATTGTGAGATTGAACGGAACACAACACTCATCCGTGTGTTGAAAAACCGCTTCAGTGGTAAGACTGGACCTACTTCCAAGGTACATTACGATGAGTTTACAGGACGTTTATCTGAGGTGTATGATGATGAATAAAGAACTTAAACCTAAATGGCTTAAAGCACTGCGTAGTGGAGAGTATAAACAATCCCGTGAAACCCTAAAGGATGATAATGGATTTTGTTGTCTTGGTGTGTTATGTGATTTGACCTACCCTGATGATTGGGTAAAAAACAAAATAGGTCAGGGTATTGGAAAATACCACAGTAAAGCTAATACATATGATGTTGTAGATTACGACGGAGAACCACAAGGAGAGACTGCTATATCTAAAGATGCTGAGTTGGCTGAAGACCTGCTTGAAGAATTTGGTCTATCTGATTACGATCAAAAAATGTTGATTGACAGAAATGACTCATTCGAATGGACTTTTGATAAAATTGCAGATTGGATTGAAAAGGAACTATAGAATGAACCTTTATTTAGTATCACGTACCGATCCTATTGGATATGATGAATACGATAGTATGGTTGTGGCTTCTAATTCTAAAGAGGAAGCAGTACTAGTCAACCCTAATGATAATTGTACATGGGACTTAAAACGTAAGTGTTGGTTGTTCAAATTTTTTGACCCTAACATCGAACCGGAGCCTTATGAATATCATAGGTGGACTACAAACTTAGATAGTCTAACTGTAACAGACATTGGAATTACATACAGCTACGATCAAGGTGATGTAGTAATCGCCAGTTTTAATGCAGGATAAAGGAAAAGTATAATGAGTAAATCACCAGTACATATCAGCAAGATGAGTGGTAAATTGGAAGGGTTCAGAAGTATCAGTGTTAATACTGTCACCAATCCTTTCTGTCAGAGGATGAACAAGACTGATACGATCTGCGGAAAATGTTACTCTATGTCTATGCTTACCACTTACCGTAAAAATACTGCACCTGCACTGCAACGTAACTCTGATCTACTAAGTAGTCGTGTGCTTAAGACTGATGAACTACCTCATATTGTGGATGTTTACTTCAGGTTTGATAGTCATGGTGAACTAATCAATGCCACCCACTTTAGGAACTACGTTAAAATTGCAGAGCATAACCCTCATACAACCTTTGCTCTATGGACGAAGAGACGTGACATTGTAAGTCAGTACTGCAAGCGTTGGCCTATGCCTGACAACATGATCCTGATCTTCTCTAACCCACAGATTGACAAGGTAATGGACACACCACCACGTTTCTTTGACAGGGTATTCAACAACGTCACAGATAAATACGAAGGAGAAGCAAATTGTACTGGACAAAAGTGCAAAGATTGTTTACTATGTTATAAGTGGCATACAACAGATGTAATAGTGGAGCATGTGAAATGACAAAACGTACAGTAGTCTGTGACCTTGAGGCTGATGGGTTGCTGTCTACTGTGTCACGTATCTGGTGTATTGTCTGTAAAGACTACGAGACAGGTGAGTTATTCCAATGGGCACCTGACACTATCGATGAGTTCCCTCAGTGGGCTGAAGATAATGTTCATCATTGGATTGGTCATAACTTTCTTGGGTATGACATGCGGGTATTGAAGAAGATACTTAACATGAAGATCAAACCTAACAGAGTTACTGATACTCTTCTTGTGTCACGATTACAGATGTATACCCGACAAGGTGGACACAGCCTAGACAATTGGGGTACCATCCTCAACTACCCTAAGTTAGACTTCAAAGACTTCTCTGAGTACACTGATGAGATGTTAACGTATTGTGTCAACGATGTTGAACTAACATATAAGGTAGCCTGTTACCTAAAGTCAGAGGGCGAAAAGTACGGAAGCGAACACGCCAGTCAGATTGAACACCTGTCTCAGTACCTTGTGGATGAGATGTGTCAGACTGGCTTTGCTCTTGATGTGAGGAAGGCTCATCAGCTTTTCGCCATGTTCGGTAATGAGTCTAACAAACTTGCATCTGAGATACTGTCTGAGTTGCCAGCCATCCCTAAGTTTGTTGATAAACGTACTCCAAAGTACAAGAAGGATGGTTCGCTGTCCAGTGTGGGTCTGAAGAAACCTCTTGGTGGTAACTGGAAAGATTGTGTCGGTCCCTTTTCCGCTATTGAATGGACTGAGTTAGACCTTAACAGTCCCAAGCAAAAGGTGGAACGTCTTAATCCATATTGGTCGCCAACCGTCAGGACGAAGGGGTATCGTAAACTTAATGACAAGCTACGTGCCAAGGAAATAACACAGGAAGAGTTTGACAAACGTCAACAGTATATGTGGCAAATATGTGATGAGAACCTTACAACCATCAGTGATAATGCACCGCAGGGTCTTAAGAAACTTGGCAGGTATGCTATGTTTGTTGCCAGATACAAGGAAGTGGAAGGATGGTTAGATGCGCTTGGATCAGATAACAGAGTACATGGTTCAGTCTTTTCCATTGGTGCTGTTACTCATAGGATGTCTCACAATAGTCCTAATATGGCGAACATCCCTGGCTCAGACTCTCCCTATGGAGAAGAGTGTCGCTCTTGTTATACAGTTAGGAACCCTGATACTCATATTCTTCTGGGTGTCGATGCTTCTGGTATCCAACTCAGAGTTCTGGCGCACTACATGGATGACCCTGACTACACCAGAGAAGTCGTTGATGGTGATATACACACCAAGAACCTTGAAGCCATGGGAATAGACAAAGGAAAATGGGATGAAGAACATGGACAGTGGAGTAAACGAAGCGTTGCAAAGACTTTTATCTATGCTTGGTTACTCGGAGCAGGAGATGAGAAAGTCGGTCTTATATGTGGAGGTTCAAGTCAGTTTGGACGTCAGGTCAAAGAAAAGTTTCTATCTAACCTCCCAGCCCTCGCCAGACTCAAAGAACGAGCCAACAAAGCAGCTAGAACTGGAAGACTGGTTGGCCTCGACGGAAGAAAGATCGAAATAAAATCACCACACTTTGCCCTGTCTTGTTACCTGCAAGGGGCAGAGTCGTGTATCATGAAGAAGGCTATGATTGATTGGCATGTTGAAGTTGCAAAGAAAAAACTTGACGCCAAGATGGTGGCCGTTGTTCATGATGAGTTTCAGATTGAAGTACGAAAGGATCAGGCTGATGAAGTAGGTAAAATTGTTGTTGACAGTATCATCAATGCAGGTGTATACTTTAAGATGAAGTGTCCACTTGACGGAGAATACAGAGTAGGAAATAACTGGGCAGAAACCCATTGACACACTACACAGTAGGGTGTACAATATAATTACTACAGTGAAAAACAAGGAGTATATTCACTATGTCTAAACAAGATAACGAAAACATCATCATTGAAGCTACGTTGTTCTGGCCTAACTTGACGAAGAAGAATGAGATGTCAGGTAAGTATCAGGTTGATCTTGGTCAGCTTGAGAAAGATGCTGTCAAAGGATTGCAGGGTCTGGGTCTGAACGTACGCAGTGACAGTGTTGATGAAGACAGTGACAAGCCGGATCGTGGTGAGTTCCTCACTGCCAAGTCAGCGTACCCGTTCAAGGTTCTGTTCAAGCAGGGTGTTGAGGTTGTTGATCCAAAAGCAATCGGCAACGGTACCAAAGCACGAGTCAAGATCGGTGCCTATGAGTGGTCCTTTAAAGGTAAGAAGGGTGTCTCTGCCTCGGCAAAAGTTATCCAAGTTACTGAGTTGGCCAAGTACGAACAGGATGTTGACCCTGACTTCGCTGACTCTGTTGCTGCCCCTGTCAGTGATATGGATGACGACATCGATGCACTTTTCTCTGACAATTAAGGAGTAGTTAATATGACGGCGAAGTTTGAAACTCTTGTTGAAGACATCATGAACATGGTTGATGAAGGAGTTGACCGTATAGATGACGTGGCAATCCATAGCTTTGTTTCTGATGTGGAGTGGGCGCTTCGCCGTCAACTTCTTAAAGAGGAGAGGCATGACAGGAACACTGTCCGTATGTCTAACGTTGGTAAGCCAGACAGGCAACTATGGTACGAGGTTAACGGTGCGCCGAAAGAAGAACTGCGACCAGCCACCCGTATCAAGTTCTTGTATGGTGACATCATTGAAGCACTTGTGTTGTTCCTTGCCAAGGCAGCAGGGCATGATGTAAGTGACAGCCAGAAGGAGGTAGAACTTGAGGGTGTCAAAGGTCACATCGACTGTGTTATTGATGGCGTCTTGGTTGATGTTAAGTCGGCCAGTAAGTTTGCTTTCAAGAAGTTCAAGGATGGTACTCTGCCAGAGGACGATGCCTTCGGTTACATTGGTCAGATCAGTTCATACAAACAGGCTGGTCAGTGGGACAAGGCAGCTTTCCTTGCCATGAATAAAGAGAGTGGTGAACTTACTGTGTATGAACCTGACCCCATAGACATGAACGAAAACGCAGATGACCGTATCCGTCATGTGAAGGAGATGGTTGCAGAAGACACACCACCGGAACGCTGCTTCAAACCAGTGGCAGATGGTAAGAGCGGCAACCTTAAGTTGGGTACACAGTGTAGTTACTGTGCATTCAAACACCACTGTTGGTCTCATGCCAATGATGGTGCAGGTATACGGACGTTCTTCTACAGCAACGGTCCTCGTTTCTTGGTCAAAGTAGAGAGAGAACCTGATGTCCCAGAAGAAACCTGAACACCACTGGGTAGGACGCAAACCTAATCCTGACAAGTACTTTGGTTTTGTCTATGAGATAACAAACCTTGTCACAGGTAAGAAGTACATAGGTAAGAAACAGTATCATAGGTGGAGTAAGAGGAAGAAAATAGGGTCATCTAACTGGGAGACGTACACTTCCTCTTCCACCCATGTCAATGCTGACATCAAGAAGTACGGTAAGGATATGTTTGAGTTCAGAATCCTGAAGAACTATCATACACGAGGCGGTCTTGTATATGGTGAAGCTAACCTACAGCATAAGAAAGATGTGCTGACTAAACGAGAAGGAGAAGAACGTGTCTATCTCAATGGACAAATTGGTGCAATCAGATTTATACCAAAGGAATGGTGATGACTGATCATCTTGTAATCTTTGATATGCAGGTTAAACCGGGGTCACGACTTGACCATCTACCCTGCATAGGTAACTACATCGTACGGCATCAGCCGGATAAGATCATTGTCATTGGTGATTGGTGGGACATGCACTCACTCAGCAGCTATGACCGTGGAACTAAGAAGGCAGAAGGGGCAAGGTACGTTGAGGATATCAAAGCTGGTGTGAAAGCAATGGCTGATATGCTTAAGCCTGTTCATCTACACAACCTTCAATGTAGAGAACAGAAGAAGAAACAGTATAAACCTGAGATGCACTTCACTGTGGGGAATCATGAAGAACGTATTAAAAGACATGTTAATGCCAATCCAATTTTGGACGGTACTCTTAGCTATGACAATCTGCGGCTCAGGGATTTTGGGTTTACTGTACACGACTTCCTTGATCCTGTTATCCTAGATGGTATCGAGTACGTACACTATGTTCAGAACCGTAACTCATCTAATCCAAAGGCTTCAAGTAAAGCTGCTATGGAACAGACTAAGGTATCTGTGACGCAGGGCCACCGTCCTTGTCTTGACATTCACACTGATTGGGCGGATGATAAAGGAATGATGTGGTCTATCACATGTGGTGCATCTTATCTTGATGATGAGGAGTACAAGGGACCACAGGGTAATAAACATTGGCGAGGGATTGTACATAAACGTAACGTCAATAACGGTGACTTCGATCCTATTTTCCTTCGTCTGGAGACAGTGATGCAGGAGTACAAGGATGCTTGATATTGAAATCAAATACGAAATACAGGACAGGTATACCGCCGCCGAAATTGTTGACATTATTGGGTTGACAGCGGAGGAGATTATTGATATACTGGAGGTCCAGATAGAAGACAACATTGAACTATTTGATCTGCTAGTCAGGGGTACGTATGATGAAGAAGAAGAGGAGTCCTTCAGCTAAAGCATTACAATCCCCTTTGTTTAGACAACGTATCGTACAGAATAAAAAGAGAAAACAAAATGCTAGACAAAATCAGAAACTTATTCTCAGACAACAGCGACGAAGCCCCGATGTCAGTGAATGATTACTTCTACTACAACCCTGACATCCTTGTCAACAGACTTAACACAGTGTCACGGTTATGTGCTGAGATAGAAATGACAGATGATGAGTATACCAAAGATGTACTTAAACATTCAGTTGATGTGGTCTTTCAAACTATCAACTACCACCTTGAAACAGAAGCAGCAGAAGAGGAGTTTAAACGGTATGGTCAAGCAACGCACTAGGGAGCAAAAGGTTCAGGAGTTCCATGAGGCAATGGGTTTGCCAGTCAATGGTCAACCTACCTGTCATATTCTGGAACTACGTCGCCGTCTGATTATGGAAGAGGCAGAGGAAGTCTGTGATGTTCTTCAGGAGATGGAGATATGTCAGGTCTATGGTAAAGACCCCACCACACAGCAATGGGAACACCTACTTAAAGAACTTGCTGACCTTCAGTACGTCCTGTCAGGTACCCTTGTCTCGTTTAACAGAACTAACAAAGCAGACTTTGATGCTGCCTTCAACTGTGTGCATGACAGCAACATGAGTAAGCTTGATGATAACGGCCAACCTATCCGTGACAACATCACAGGTAAGGTTATGAAGGGGCCTAACTATGAAGAAGCAAATCTTGGAGGATTGATTTAATGTTTGGACCAAAGGTAAAAGAATGTGACGAACTCCATGCGACAAAGTACCGACTCCCCGGTGAGAACTTCGAAGAAGCAGCAGCACGAAACGCAGCAGCGATGTCCGACGGCGAGGCTCATCGACAGAAGCTTAAACGAATCTTCCTTGAGCAACGATTTATGCCAGCCGGGAGAGTACAATCCGCTATGGGGTCTCCACGAGATGTCACTGCCTACAATTGCTTTGTATCAGGAGTCATTGAAGACTCAATGGATTCGATCATGGATATGGCTAAAGAAGCTGCCGAAACTATGCGTCGAGGTGGTGGTATCGGTTATGATTTTAGTCGTATTCGTCCCAGTGGTGATCGTATTGTCTCTCTTGACAGTACTGCCAGTGGTCCTGTATCTTTCATGCGTATCTTTGATAGTGTATGCCGCACTATCGTTAGTGCAGGTCACCGACGAGGAGCAATGATGGCGGTCCTACGTGTGGATCATCCAGACATTGAGGAGTTTATCCGTGCAAAACGAAACGAGAATGAACTTACTAACTTCAACATCTCTGTCGGAGTCACCGATGAGTTCATGTCGGCTGTTGTCAAAGGTACGCCGTTCACTCTCAGGTTTGAAGGGAGACAGTATCGAACCATTGACGCCCGTATGCTTTGGGAAGAGATCATGCGGTCAACATGGGATTGGGCAGAACCGGGAGTACTCTTCCTTGACCGTATTAACCAAGACAACCCCCTGTCATATTGCGAGACAATTGAAGCTACCAACCCATGTGGTGAACAACCATTGCCGCCCTATGGAGCCTGTCTCCTTGGTTCCTTCAACCTTGTCAAGTACGTAAAGGACGGTAAGTTTAATTGGGAGTTGTTCAAAGATGACATTCCTCATGTTGTCCGTGCTATGGATAATGTCATTGATCGGACTCGTTATCCCCTTGATCGACAACGTGTAGAAGCTCAAGACAAACGACGTATGGGACTTGGTATTACCGCTCTTGCCAATACTCTTACACTCTTGGGTCTTTGCTATGGTTCTGATGATGCTGTGAAGTTTACACGTAAGGTGACTAAGACTCTGGCTTTGGTTGCATATGAAGCATCGTCTGATCTGGCAGTTGAGAAGGGCAGCTTCAAGTTGTTTGATACAGAAAAGTACCTTGAGTCTGGTTTTGTGAAGAAATTCCCTCAAGACCTGAAGGATAAGATCAAAGCACAGGGTATGCGTAACAGTCATCTGACTTCTATTGCACCCACTGGTACGATCAGCTTCACAGCAGACAACATCAGTGGTGGTATTGAACCTGTTTTTGCACATGAAGTTAACCGTACTGTGCAGACTGAGATGGGTCCAATCAACGTACCTCTGAAGGATTACGCATGGAACTACCATGGTGTCAAAGGTGAGACTGCAGATGAGTTGAGTGTGGATGAACACCTTGCCATGCAGATTGCAGTGCAGCCATGGATTGACAGTGCTGTGTCGAAGACTATCAACGTAGGTGATGACGTCACCTTCGATGAGTTCAAGGATGTGTACCTGAATGCATGGAAGGGTAAGTTGAAAGGAGTGACAACGTTCCGACTAAGTGGTAAACGCTACGGTATCCTGAACAAGATTGAACCTGAACAGGATATGATTGAGGATGGGGCAGCTTGCTTCATCGATCCTAACACTGGACAGAAGGAGTGTGGTTGATGTACGGTAAAGAAGTAATGGAGCAGATGGAAGAACATACAGTAGAGGATGCATTCCATTTCCCTTTTGAACCTATCTACGAGGAAGACCCTGTGGTGGCCACCAACATAGTACGGCTACGTAAACGTAGTGCAGAGGGGATGCAGAAGTATGGCACCACTATGATGCGTGATGATTTAACAGAAGAAGATTGGATTGAACATGCTATTGAAGAAGCTTTGGACTTTGCTAACTACCTTGAGGCGCTCAAACGTAAGATCAAACGTTCAAGAATGGGAG